AAATTTGAGCGACAGATCCAGATTCGTTAAGTGGTGAGGTGAATCCAATGGCAGTTCAACAGGAAATCAAATCCCAATTAGCAAAATTACTTGCTACTGAAGACTTGGTAGTAGAGCACAAACAGGTCTCCAGTGCCCAGTTTAACGTCCATACACGGGTCTTAATTCTTCCTCTATGGGAGAAGGCTAGTAACGCTGTATATGACATGCTGGTAGGTCATGAGGTAGGACATGCACTCTTTACCCCTGATGAGGATCCTCCAGAAGATGTTCCTCATCAGTTTATAAATGTGGTAGAGGATGCACGGATTGAGAAGTTAATGAAGCGTAAGTATAGGGGTCTTGCTAAATCCTTCTATAAGGGGTATAAAGAATTATATGATGATGATTTTTTTGAATTAGATGGTGAAGATCTTACTACTTTTAATCTTGCTGATAGGGCTAATCTATATTTCAAGGTGGGTAACTTCCTTGATTTGGCTTTTCTCCCTGCTGAAAAAGAGATTATCAATATGATTGGAAGGTGTGAAACTTTTGAGGATACATTGAAAGCAGCATATGTTTTGTATCAGTATTGTTTAGAACCGGAGAAAGAAGAAATAGAATCTAAATTTATTGAACCTGATAGTGGAGAAGGTGAAAGTTTTTCGGATGAGTTTTTTGATGATGGAAAAGAGGAGGTGGTGAAGGAACCAGAACATGTAGAACAACCAGAAGTTCAGACAGCAGATTCGTTAGATAGTAAACTTCAGGAGTTGGTTAATAGTGGGGGAGTTGAAAATGAATATATTGAGGTTCAAAAAGTTAATCTGGATACTATAATTGTTAATACTAAAAGGATTCATGATGAGATTGATTCTCACTGGAAAGAACAAGATCAATTGTTTTTTAGTGATGTTGATAATGAATTTTATAAATTTAAAAAGGATGCTCAAAAGGAGGTAAGTTATCTTGTTAAAGAATTTGAATGTAGGAAATCAGCTAGTGCTTATATTCGTTCTGCTACAAATCGCACTGGGGTTCTCGATACAAAGAAGCTTCAGACATATAGATTCAATGAAGATCTTTTTAAGAAGGTTACTATTGTTCCTGATGGGAAAAACCATGGATTAGTTTTTACTCTTGACTGGTCTGGTTCTATGCAGTTTGTGTTACAGGATACTATTAAGCAACTTTATAATTTGATTTGGTTTTGTAAGAAAGTTCAGATTCCTTTTGAGGTATATGCTTTCACTAGTGAGTGGTCAAGACCAGATAGGTATCAGTTAAAACATCATTATGAAAGGAAGGAGGGAGTATTTCATATTGAGGATGAATTTAATTTAATGAATCTCTTTACTAGTAAAGTAAATGCTAAAACTTTAGAGGATCAGATGATAAACATTTGGCGTATTGTAACTTGCTTTAAACAAAGGACCAATTACAATTATCCTCAACGTTTAGTTCTTTCAGGAACTCCTCTTAATGAAGCATTGGTTTCTTTATATCAAATTCTTCCTAAGTTTCAAAAGGATAATAAACTTGAAAAGGTGCAGTGTATTATATTAACTGATGGTGAGGCGAATCCTCTTCCTTATCATAAGACAGTGCAGCGTCATTGGGAATCGTCACCTTATTTGGGATGTCGTAATATTAATCCTAATAAGTGTTTTTTACGTGATCGTAAGTTAGGTAAAACTTATAAAATGGGTTATAGATATCATGACTTTACGGATGTTCTTCTTAACAATTTAAAAGATAGATTTTCTTCTACAAACTTTATTGGTATTAGAGTTCTTTCTCCTAGAGATGCTAATAGTTTTATGAGATTATACAAGGAAGATCATTCAAAGGAGTGGAAAAAGAATAGGAGTTTTATTATTCAAGGATCTGGATATGATGCATATTTTGCTTTATCTTCAACAACACTTGCACAAGATGCAGAGTTTGATCCAGGGTTTATGCCAACCAAAGCTGAAATTAAAAAGGCATTTGTTAAATCTCTTAAGACTAAAAAATTAAATAAGAAGGTTCTTGGTGAATTTATAGAGTTGGTAGTATGAGTGAACAGTATCATGCCGTTTGTAATGAATGTGGTGGAAATGGTTGTGATGAGTGTCATGATGGGTGGCAGTGTACTATGGAGGACATTGGAAAATGCAACAAATGTGCTATGGGATGGCCATTAGGAATTGGGAAAGAGAGAAGATGAGTCCCAAATCAAAAGAAAAGATTAAATTAGTAAATAGTTTTAAGCTATTTTGAATAATATGTACGGTCTTTACGAAGAACACATAGAATTGTTAGAAGAAGAAAATGCTGATCTTAAGCAAGAAGTGGTTGTATTGAGACAAAGATTGGAATATTATAAGATGGTAGTAGAAGAAGATAGTGAATAAATAGATTGGTTTTATTGTTCTTGTGAATTAAAAAAATGAAGTATGATGACTCTAATTGGAGATCGGAGTATTTAGATCTGGCAGGCCATCGACTTAAAACTTTGCAGTGTGAAGTTTTGGAGAAAGGACCTAAATCTCTTTCTCAATCCTGGATGCTTGGTGCTATGCATGGTGACTGGAAAAGGATTAAAGGATATAAAGATCCTGAACCTCCTGATTGTCAAAGTAGTTTAAGGGAGTGGGAGGAGAGCATTAAGAAATATAAGGATCAGGGAATATAGACACTATATAAACTGACCATTGTGGGGAATAAATTTCTTCAATATCCTTTATAATGTATTCATTGAAACGCACACATCATGCTTCGTCTTAAAATGACTGATGATCAAATTGTTAATGATCTTAGAGATACATATGGTGTAGAGTTTACTGCTGCTGATGTCAAAGGATATTGTGCATCTCGTGGGATAGCATATCAGACAGTAACAAAACGTCTTGAACAGTATAAAGTAGGCCGCGGCAAATGGAATTTAGAATTAACTTCTAAAGTGGTTGAAGATATTGAGCGTTCATTTAATGCACCTGCTGTTGAGCCTAAATTAGAACAGAACCTTATACCAGCAAGAGATGATACCTTCGTCAACTTTGGTCCTTTTAATGATCTTAAGGCCATTCTCAAAGCCGGTGTGTTCTATCCTACGTTCATTACGGGTCTTTCGGGTAATGGTAAAACGTTCAGTGTTGAACAGGCGTGTGCTCAACTAAATAAGGAGTTAATAAGAGTCAATATTACGATTGAAACAGACGAAGATGATCTTATTGGTGGCTTTCGCCTTATCGATGGTAACACTGTATGGCATAATGGACCAGTTGTCGAAGCATTGGAAAGGGGAGCTACACTCCTTCTAGATGAGATTGATCTAGCATCTAATAAGATTCTTTGTTTACAACCTATTCTTGAAGGTAAAGGAATTTTTCTTAAGAAGATTGGTAAGTTTGTGCAACCTGCAAAAGGATTTAATGTAGTTGCAACTGCTAATACAAAAGGTAAAGGTTCTGATGATGGAAGATTCATTGGAACAAATGTATTAAATGAAGCATTCCTTGAGAGATTTCCTGTAACTTTTGAACAAGAGTATCCTTCTCAATCTGTAGAGAAAAAGATTTTGGGAAGAGTTTCCTCTACCATTGGTGTAACTGATATTGATTTTATTGATCATCTTGTAACATGGGGTGACATTATCCGTAAAACATTCTATGATGGTGGAGTTGAAGATATTATCAGCACTCGCCGTTTGGTTCATATTATTCGTGCCTTTTCTATCTTTGGTAATAAGGAAAAGGCAATTCAGGTATGTATAAATCGTTTTGATGATGAAACCAAGCAGGCATTCCTTGAATTGTATGATAAGGTTGATGTTGACTTTCATCTCTCTAAGTGATATAATGGGGGAAACATATTATGGCTTGGTGGTTACTGTATGAGGAACTTAATGGCACGATGGATGAAACTTATCCAATTAAGGAGAATGGTATGAGTGGTATTAGTACAGAAAAACATGATAAGTCATATTATGACTTTGATAGAAATAAGCCTCCAGTATATCCACCAGATCATCCTAGTCAACAATTTTGGCATGAAGATGGATTTAGTTTTACAGGAAATCCTGGGTACATGAGTTCTGATACTATTACTTTTAGTAATAGTATTGGTGCTGCTGGTACTGCTGCTGCTGATACTATTAGTTTTGGTGGTGATTCGATAATTGGTGGTATGGGTCAAGATCATATTTATCTTGGTGGAGATCCTTATCCAACTCTTGGAACATCTATTACAGGATCTAGAGTTCAGGGTGGAATGGGTACTGATACTATCAGTCTCTCACCATATCCTCATGCTCCGTTCAATAAAGTTCCAGAACCTTCTATTAATAAAATAGGAGCACAAAAATATGAAGAAGATAAAAGTATTAAAGATCTTAAAGATTATGTTTCCTCAACGTATTCTGGACACTATACTACCAAAGGATCTAATGTTCAGACACTTGATCTTATCGAATCGGTTGGTGATGCGGAATCTTTCTGTCGTTCTAATGCAATCAAGTATTTGAGTAGGTATGACAAGAAAGGACAGGCAAAACGTGATATACTAAAGGCAATGCATTATTGTTTACTTCTTTATTACTTTAGTGGCAACACACAAAATGAAATTACGACCCGTGGTTATGAAACTTTCTGAATCAACACTTTCTGTTCTTAAAAACTTTTCTACTATTAATCAATCAATTCTTTTTAAGCAAGGAACAAAGCTTCGTACTATTTCTGTAATGAAGAATATTCTTGCAGAAGTAACTGTTGAAGAAGAGTTCCCTAAAGATTTTGGGATTTATGATCTTCCCCAATTTTTAAATGGAATTGGAGTTCTTTATAATGATCCTGAGTTTGATTTTCAGAATGATGGATATGTAGTAATTAAAGAAGGGAAGATGCATTCCAAGTTCTTCTTTGCTGATGCAAATGTTATTGTTACTCCTCCCGAAAAGGCTATTACTCTTCCAAGTGAAGATGTTTCTTTTGAATTAAGTACGGAAAAATTGGATAAGTTGCTTAAGGCAGCAACTCTTTATCAACTTCCTGATTTTTCTGTGGTTGGTGAGAATGGTGTTATCAATTTGGTGGTGTGTGATAAGAAGAATGAAACTTCTAATAGTTTTTCTATTACAGTAGGTGATACTGATGCAACATTTGCATTTAACTTTAAAGTGGAGAATATTAAAATTCTTCCTGGAACTTATGAGGTGGTAGTATCACAAAAACTTTTGTCACGATTTAGCAGTAAGAATCATGAGTTGACTTATTATATTGCATTAGAACCTGATTCTACCTTTGGTTAATTATGAGGGATGAATTTCTTTGGGTTGAGAAGTATCGACCCAAAACAATTGAGGAATGTATTCTTCCTGAAAATATAAAGAAAACCTTTAAGGATTTTCTAAATAAGGGTGAAGTGCCCAATCTTCTTCTTTCTGGTCCTGCTGGATGTGGTAAGACAACAGTAGCTAAGGCACTTTGTGCTGAGTTGGGAGTAGATTCTTATGTTATCAACGGATCCGATGAAGGAAGATTCCTTGATACTGTCAGAAACAATGCAAAAAACTTTGCTTCCACCGTATCCCTCTCATCTGATGCCAAACATAAAGTCATTATCATCGACGAAGCAGACAACACTACGCCAGATGTACAGTTACTGCTTAGGGCATCGATTGAGGAGTTTTCTTCTAACTGCAGATTCATCTTCACCTGCAATTATAAAAATAAAATCATCGAACCGCTCCATTCCAGGTGTGCTGTGGTCGAGTTTGGCATTCGTGGGAAGCAAAAGCAAGAGATTGCGGCTGCTTTCTTCACCAGACTTAACGATATCTTGGACCAAGAGAGGTGCGAGGCTGATAAGAAGGTCCTCGCGGAATTAATTAATAAACATTTTCCAGACTGGAGAAGAGTTTTAAATGAATGTCAAAGATACTCCGTGGGAGGAAAGATAGATGCTGGTATTCTTGCTCACTTTAGCGATGTAAAAGTCAATGATCTCACTAAAAATCTTAAACAAAAGAACTTTCCTGAAGTACGTAAATGGTGTGTCGATAATCTGGACAATGATCCTGGTGTACTTTTGCGTCGTATCTACGATTCTCTTTATGCATCCCTTGTCCCTTCTAGTATTCCTCCTGCCGTCCTTATTATTGCTAAGTATCAGTACCAAATTGCGTTCGTCGCGGACCAAGAAATAAATTTACTTGCTTGTTTAACTGAAATTATGGTGGAGTGTAACTTTAAATGACTACTCAAAAGAAAGAGACTGCCTATTATGTTTTTTGGACGGTAGCAATGGTTGCTTTTATAGTCCCACAAATTTTTACTGCTTATGCATATATGACTATTAAAGATCTTCTTAATAAACCTATTAATATTGAAGTTGTTGATGGAGTGAAAATCAAATGAGAGAAGAAGTTCTTGAAATGTTAAGGAGAGATGCTTATCGTAAAGGTGAGTTTACTCTTTCATCTGGAGTTAAAAGCAACCATTATGTAAACTGTAAACCAGTAACATTGAATGGAAGAGGTCTTTTAATTTTAAGTCTTAGTCTTTTAGAGAATGTTGAGAAATATTCTACAGCAGTAGGAGGACTTACACTAGGTGCAGATCCTTTGGTAAGTGGAGTTTCTATGGCAGCTGCCTTAAAGGATCGTAATCTTAATGCATTGATTGTGAGAAAGGAACCAAAAGGGCATGGCACAGGAGCATGGATTGAAGGACCTTTGCCAGAAATAGGTTCTCGTGTTACAGTATTAGAAGATGTTATTACGACTGGAGGTTCTGCGATTAAAGCAGTGGAAAAGATACGTGATGCTGGATACTTCGTTAAGCGTGTTCTTGCCATCGTAGACAGGCAGGAAGGGGGTGCAGACGCTTTAGATGATGCTGGATTGGAACTTTATAGTTTATTTACTTTAGAGGATTTGGTAAATGAAATTTAAAGCACTTGTTTTTATTCGTTTAAGAGCACAGGTCGATGACTCTCCAGGAAATGCTGTTAGAGATGCTTGTCGCAGACTTTCGGATTTGGACATTAATAAATTGAGATTGGGTAAGGTGATTGATCTTTATTTTGAAGCACCTGATAAAGAATATGCTATTAAAGAACTATATACTTTAAGTGATAGATTATTTGCTAATACTGTCATAGAAGATTGGAGTTTTGAATTAAATGAGGATGATGGGGAGGGGTGAATGAGTGAATTAACTTATGGAGAGATTCAACAATTAGAATATATTACAGAGAAATTGGGTGGTAAAATAACTTATTTTACTCTATTAGACCAATCAGGTACAAAAAGTAAAAAAATTGTGATTGAATATGAAAAACAAGAAAAAGCATCAAGTTAAGTCCAGATTTTATTATATTTTTTGGGGTTCAGCTACTGTTGCTGTAGTTGCTGGTCAGATTTATGTTGGAACTGGATATCGTCTAATGTCTGGGGCATTTCATAGAATTATGGATGCAGTAAGTGTAGAGACACAAAAAAATTCTCTTTATCAAATGGAGGATGATGATTGTCCACCAATAAAATATTATGATTTATGAAATCTTTGAAATCTCTTAAGACACCCCTCCGATATCCAGGCGGCAAGTCCCGTGCATGTAAAAAGATGGATCAGTTTTTTCCTGATCTTCGGGAGTATACAGAATTTCGTGAACCTTTTCTTGGTGGAGGAAGTGTTGCAATACATATTAGTAAGAAGTATCCACATTTAAAGGTGTGGGTTAATGATCTTTATGAACCTCTTGTCAACTTCTGGCAAAATTTGCAGATGTTTGGTGTAGAATTGAAGGATCAATTATTAGATTATAAACTTACACACAATGATCCAGATTCAGCAAGAGAACTATTCAATAACTCCAAGTCTATTATTAACAAGACTAGTGAGTCATCCCTTGACCGCGCTGTGGCTTTTTATATTGTTAATAAGTGTTCCTTTAGTGGTCTTACTGAGAGCTCTAGTTTTTCATCTCAAGCTTCCAATAGCAATTTTTCAGTCAGGGGGATTGAAAAATTACCTGGATATCAAGAAATCATTTCGCATTGGAACATAAACGGGTATTCCTATGAGTACCTTATGGAAAAGGATCCTCATGATGGTATATTCATGTACCTTGATCCTCCTTATGATATAAAGGACAATCTTTATGGTAAGAAGGGATCTATGCATAAAGGATTTGATCATGATAAGTTTGCAGCAGATTGTGATGCTCATTCTCATATTCCAATGATGGTTAGTTATAATTCAGATCAACTTGTTAAGGATAGGTTTAAGAACTGGGATCTTGCCGAATTTGATTTAACTTATACGATGCGTTCTGTGGGAGAATATATGAGGGAGCAGAAGGTGAGGAAGGAGTTGATACTAATGAATTATGGTCCATTTAAGAATAATAGACCACCACAAATCCGTCCTACTTTTAGTGGATGTTATAACTTTGATAAATTAAAGAAAGAAGGTTTAGCATCATGACGGAACCAACTGAT